GCCAAAGGAAGTTTGAAAGACGAGCCTGTTAAAGTATCCAAAGTCAAACAAAGAATTTTCGAGGGTGCTCCTCTCGCTTGTCAACTTCTTGTTCGTCAATTATTTCTGCCTTTGTGCAGAATGTTGTCTATTGTTCCACTTGCTTCAGAATGCGGTGTAGGCATTAATCCTTATTCTCCTGAATGGGAGCAGATGATCAACCATGTTGCTGAGTTTGGGCATGACAGAATAGTTGCTGGAGATTTTTCTAAATACGATGTGACTCTTCCTGCCCAATTTACTTTTGCGGCCTTTCGTGTCTTTATTGAGATGTCCAAATGGTGTAGTGGATATACTGATGAAGATAGGGAATTGATGGCTGCGCTAGCCACAGAGATCTGTTACCCCATCATTGACTTCAATGGTGATTTGGTCGAATTTCATGGTATTAATCCATCTGGAAACAACTTGACAGTGTATATAAATGGCATTGTAAATAGCCTTATTCATAGGTGTGCCTTTTTCAATTTGTTTCCTAATCTGTCATTTGAAGACTTCGTGCGGTTGATGACATATGGTGATGACTCTATTGGTTCAAGTAAATTGGACGAGTATAACCATATTTCCGTTGCGAAATTTTGTGCTTCAATGCAGTTGGTGATGACCATGCCCGACAAGTCTTCAGAACCTCGAGCTTTCATGAGTTTGGATGAAGTGGACTTTCTCAAAATGAAGAGTACTTACCAAGAAGATTTGGATTGCACCACTGGTGCATTGGATGAAGATTCAATTTTCAAATCATTGCATGTTGGGATGAAATCCCAGTTAACACCTGATGAGCAGTGTGCGTGCAACATTGATGGTGCTCTTTTGGAGTGGTTCTTTCATGGACGTGAAGTTTATGAATTGAGGCGTCAGCAAATGAAAGAAGTTGCTGAAAAGCATGGACTAACTGGTTGGTGTTCTAGACTAGACAAGACATATGATGATATGATTGTCTGGTGGAAAGGACGCTACAGTTAGATCCACACATTGTCTCGGGATGACATAAAACGCGTCCCTCTGTGCGTACCTATTATGCACATTAATCCAAAATATGGTGT